CCAAAATGTGAGCATCCCAACTCCAGGCGCTTCTGCTGTTACTTTCTTTGCATCGCAATACAATGCAAGCGGTAATGGTGTTGTTTCTCCACAGAACATTGTTATGCACCGCAATGCTTACACAATGGCTATGGCTGACCTTGAGTTGCCTGAAGGTGTTCATTTCGCTGGTCGTGCATCCGACAAGGAAATCGGTCTGTCAATGCGTGTAGTTCGTCAATACACCATTAACAATGACTCTATTCCAACTCGTGTGGATGTGCTATACGGTTGGGCGCCTCTCTATCCTGAACTCGCTTGCCGAGTTGCAGCTTAATTAATTAACGGATAAAGAAAGGAAACGATTATGTCTAATCCAGGACCAGCAGTAACTAACTCAGCCCATCCCTCGAATATTACAACTAGCCAAGCTCAACGCTTGCTAGGTGTTGTTCGTGGAGTAAACGCTAACGCAGTTGCTTCAGTAGCTTTGCCAATTAACAACTCGTCTGTATATTTGCCACAATCATTAGTAGTCACAAACTCTAATAATGCTGGCACTTCTGCAAACGCTTCTTCTGCCGCATTAAGTATCTATACTGCTCCAGGCGGTTCAGGTGGCTCAGGCTCAGAAGTATTTGCAAGCACTACTTTAGCAAATTTGACTACTAACTTAGGCACGCAAATTGTTACTGCTTATGAAAGCACTACTGCTTTTACTAATCAAACTTTGTATGTTTATGTTGGCACAGCTTCAGGTAACGCAGGAACTGTAGATGTTTATGTTTATGGTTACGATTTCAGCGTATCAAGCTAAGTCAAAAATGTGAGAGAAATAAAGCCATGCCCAAAAAGTGTGGCTTTTTTTCTTAACTAACCTATAATGAATTAACCTTATTTAAAGGAAAAATTATGCCATCTACCACTATTGCTCGTGGAAATTCTTTATCAACTTTCTACATTCAACCAACATTAACTCCGACTGCGGTTGCAACAGCAGGAGCATCACAAAATTATTCAGTTCCAGGTTTATTGACTACTGACAATATTATTGTTTTAGGTATTGTTGGTTCACAAACTAACGGAGTTGTGGCTGCTGAAGCTGATTGTTTAACAGCAGGTGTTTTAACTATTCAATGGTTAAATGCTACTGGTTCTAGTGCTACTCCAGCAACAGGTCAGTATGTTTTGCAAATCGTTCGTTCAGAAGGCCCTCTACCTGCAACAGCAGTTTAAGGAGTTTTTATGTATAACTCAGCTTTTTCCCCTTTTGGGCCGACATACTTGGTTGGTTTAACTGCGGTTCAAGTTAAGTCATCTAACAATTTTTACCCAACTGGGTATCGTATTGTTAACCTGACATCTAGCTTGATTCGTGTAAGTTGGCAACCGCAAGAGCCAAATGATGCTTCTGTAACTCCTGTAGTTACTGCGCCATCAGCAGGTGTTCCATCAGCTAATACTCTAACTATTCCTGCGAATGGTGTCGCTGTTTTTGCTGGTATTCCACCTAATGCTTGGTTTATTGCAAGTGCTGCTTCTGTTGAAATCACCCCAGGTGAAGGCATCAATTAATAGGAACTTTTATGGCAAATCCAGCTAATTCAACTGTTCAGAATTTATTGCCTGTACAGGCTTATTTTGATGTATATGGCAATTTTCAGACATTTATTGGTCAGGGTAAGCCATTTTATGCAACGATTTATCCTTATCAATCAGGACTGCATATAACCAATAGTACGATTGACTCTAGTACTATTGGTGCTACAACGCCATCTAGCGCAGTATTTACTAGCATGGCAACCAATACAGGCACAGTAGCAACTTTGCCTGTTGGAAGTAATGATTTAGCCAATAAATTGTATGTGGATACAGTTGCTGTTGGTATTAGCTGGAAAGCTCCTGTAACTGCTGCAACAACAACTAATATTACGCTTTCAGGTACTCAAACTGTAGATGGCGTTGCTTTAGTTGTTGGCAATACAGTTCTTGTTAAAAATCAATCAAATACTGCTCAAAATGGTATTTATACAGTAAATAGTGGTGCTTGGACTTATGCAACAGGTTGTACAACATGGTCACAATATGTTGGTGCAATTGTATTCATTGAGTTTGGTTCTCAAGGCGGTTCAGCTTGGTACTGCTTGGCACAACCAGGCGGTACTTTAGGTACAACTGCTATGACTTGGAGCAATTTTAGTGCTGCTGCTAGTTATTCAGCAGGTACTGGATTAACTCTTACAGGTTATCAATTTAGCATTACTAATACAACAGTAACCGCAGCTTCTTATGGTTCTGCATCTTCTGTTCCAACTTTTACAGTTAATGCACAAGGTCAATTGACTGCTGCATCGAATACAAGTATCGCTATAGCTGCTAGTCAAATTACTAGCGGAACAATCGCTTCTAGTCTTATTAGCGGTTCATATACAGGCATTACAGGCGTAGGAACGCTAACAGCAGGTGCTTGGAATGCAAGTACAATTGGTGTTGCTTATGGAGGTACAGGAGCAACAACCCTTACAGGTTATGTTTATGGTAATGGCACAGGAGCAATGACTGCTTCTACAACCATCCCTACTACAGCTTTAAGTGGCACTATTACTAATGCTCAATTAGCAAATAGCACTATTTCAGGCGTTTCTTTAGGCGGTAGTTTATATAATTTAACTGCTGGAACTAATATTTCTTTTAGTTCAGGCTCTACTTATAATGGTTCTGCTGCTATTACGATTAATGCAACAAGCACTATGGTTTACCCTAGTGCTGGTATTCCTAATTCAACAGGAACTGCATGGGGAACAAGTTACACAACTAGCGGAAGTGGCACAGTAGTAGCTTTAGCAACAGGTGCTTCATTAACAAATCCAACTCAATCAAGCTATGAAACATGGACTGCGATTGCAGAGCCATCCTATTCTGCTGGTCGTATGTGGTATGACAGCACTCAAGATGCTATTGGTTTCTTTGATGGAAATACAGGAAATGATATTTTCTTGGGTCGAGAAGTCCAAGAACGAGCCTATAACACTACAGGCTCAACAATCGCTGCTGGAACTGTAGTTTATATTACAGGGCAACATTCTCAGTTCCCTACTATTGCCCCTGCACAAGCCAATAGCTCATCTACTTGTAATGCTTGGGGTGTAACCAATACTGCTATTGCCAATAACTCTTATGGCGATGTGGTCGTATTGGGTAAATTTACTGGTTTAAATACAAGCAGTTTTAATTCAGGTGATTTGATTTATTTGTCAGCTACAACTTCTGGCGGTCTTACCAATGTAGCTCCAAGTTCACCAAATTATGTAGTTCCTATTGGTTACTGTATTTATAGCAATCCTTCTCAAGGTGTTATTTCAATTACAGTTCCATTGCCTCCTGTTATGTCTTCCTCTATTTCAGGAACATTTACAGTTTCTCAAGGTGGCACAGGAGTTACAACTTTAAGCGGTTTAGCTTATGGAAATGGCACTTCTGCATTTACCGCAGCTACCGCAGCTCAAGTTGTTGGAGTAATTGGAACAACTGCTGTAACCAATGCTACTAATGCTGCAAATATCGGTATTACAGATAACACAAGTTCAAGTTCTACTTATTATCCTGTTATGTCAGTTGCATCTAGCGGAAATAATGCTGGTACAACATCATCAACAAAATTAAGCTTTGTTCCTTCAACTGGCGTATTAAGTGCAACTTCATTTAGTGGTTCAGGCGCAAACTTAACAAGTATTGTTACATCTTTAACTGGAACATCTAATCAAATAACAGTTTCTGCATCAACAGGTGCAATAACTTTATCTACTCCACAATCTATTGCAACATCTTCAAGTGTTCAATTTGGTTCTTTTGGTGTAGGTACTGCTGCATCAGGAACTACAGGTGAAATCAGAGCAACAAACAATGTGACCGCTTATTATTCATCAGATAGACAATTTAAAGAAAATATTCGTGAAATTGATGGTGCGGTGCAAAAAGCTTCATTTATTGGTGGTAAATACTTTGATTGGACTGATGCCTA